GTTATACACTTTGGTTTATTTTTGAAACCAACTAAAATACTACACATTGAAGAGAGAGGGGTCTCACGTATAGAAACTTTATCTGATTATTGGATGAAGCGTATATGCGCCATATATCGCCATGAATCAATGGTTTAATAAATATACCGATATCCCTTATAAACTTTTTGGTACAGACCCAACTACAGGTATGGACTGTTTTAACTTACTGTGTTATGTTTTTAAAGAACATGCTGGTATAGTAATACCCTATACTTCAAGTGATTTTCTAAAGATGGTTGATGATCTTTGGTTTACAAAAACTCATAAGGAACATTTTCTAATCGGATCAAAAAACGGTGATTGGGTAGAAATTGATACTCTACAACCTTATGATTTAATTTTAATGTGTTTGGGGGCAACAAATGTAGTAAATCATGTAGCCATGTATGTAGGCGATAATAAGATATTACAAATGATTGAGAATAGACCAAGCGGTATTTACACTTATCACAGATATTTTCAACAATATACAATAAAGAAGGTTAGATGGAAAAGTTTAGTAAATTAAAAGAAGATATGAATAATCATGCGCTCAGAGATTATCCTCTTGAAGCGGTAGGCATCATAACAAAAGATTATAAGTATATCCCTTGTAAAAATATTAGTGATCTCCCGAAAGAAACTTTTTATCTCGACCCTGCCGCTCTCGTAAAGCATGATGGCAATATTTGGGGAATTTTTCATTCTCATCCTGGGTCAGAAAACCCAATTCCTAGTCAAGAAGACAAAATTGGAGCAGCATTCCAAGAGTATAAATTTTTGGTTGGATTCAATAATAAATTTTACATATACTGGTATAATGAAAAAATAGATGCATTAATTTTTGATGATTTTAAGGAGAAGCATTGCTCGTAGATATTAAAATACACTCAGCTTTCACAGATTTTTTCCCGAATCTCTGTTTAAAGGCTGACATCAAAAAATATATGGATGTTCCTTACTACTTAGGCTCTATCCATCCTAGATTTAAAAATTATGCAAAAGCGATTGATAATGGTGATTGTCAAGAAGGTTATGCGATTTTGGACAAAAATTTAAAAGTTGTCTGTGATCAAGATTTATTCATTAAATCAGCAAAGAGAGACGATACCTTTTATATTGTTCCTGCAATAGTAGGGGGCGGCGGTAAAAGAGGAAATATGCTACTTTTAGCAGCCTTAGCAATAGCTGCTCCTGGTGTTGGTTCAATGATAGGTGGTGGTAGCTTTTTAGGCGGTTACGGAGCTGCAGGCGCTAGTGTAGCTTCGTCTTTGGGTATGCTCTCACCTGTTACTGTTCCTGGTGCCGCCTTAAGTATAGGACAAACTATAGGTATAAATGCAGGACTTGCATTAGTTACTTCTCTTTTTACAGAAAGACCTAATGATATAAAACAAACGGATCAAAATATAAGAAGTAATGATATGTTTGGTTCTTTACAAAATACAATCGACAGTGGAGTTCCTATCCCATTAATATATGGAATGCATAGAGTAACAGGACAGTTAATTAGTGGATATTTAGATACAGTAGATCACGGTAAAGAAGATATTATCACTGTAGGATCAAGGTTTACAACATGAAACGTTATTTTACTGAATATGACAATAAAAAAGTTCCTGTCATTCGGGGTGCTTTTGGCGGCGGTGGCGGCGGCGGCAACCAAGGTTTTAATGAAGACCCAAACTCACTTTTTTCAACAGATATACTTTTTATCCTTTCAGCATTAGGAGAGGGACCTTTATATCGTATTAACCCTAATGGTCCTCAAGATATTGAAATCACTGAAAACTCTATTAATGATCTTATTAAAATAGACGGTGATGGGTCAGAAAATACTGAGGTATTTAAAACACTTAATAGAACAGGAACAATTAATCAAACCGTTCTCACCAACTTTGGTACGCAGACAGTAACTCCTCAACAGTTTAGTTCCCCTGTTACATTAAAAAAGGGTAATGTTGACGGAGTTCCAGCAGCAAAAGTTGTACTCCAAGAAACAAGTGCAAGAGCGTGGGACGAAATTAACATTACATTAGTAGTTCAGTCACTGTTTAAGCAAGCAGATAATGGCGATGTAAAAGCACACTCAGTTGATATTAAAGTTACGTTTTTTGATTCTACTGGTGCTACTGAAATAGGTGTAGTTGAAGAAAAGATTAATGGAAAAACTAATACTCCTTACAAAAAAGCTGTAAAATTCACTGTTCCTGAACAATATAAATCTGATGATGGATATCGATTCACTATTGAAAAAACCAGTGATGAATCTACAAGTTCTAAGGTGTCTGCTAATGTACAAGCTGTTGGCTGGTTTGAGATTGAAAACTCTCCCCAAGCCTATCCACGTACTGGTCTAGTTGGTTATGCTATTAAAGCAATAAACGAACACTCTGGAGGAGTTCCTACTCTGAGTTCTTTAATCAAAGGACTAATAGTTAAAGTTCCTTCTAACTATAATCAACCAACCTTAAGGGATGGACAAGTAGACTGGAGACAAGTAGAATTACCTGAAACTGGCACTTTTGGGTATACGACAAGTGGGTACACACTACAAAAAGAGTCAGTAATTTATCAAACAGCTACAGGTAGTGGTACTACCTCTAATTTATTTGGTTTAGGGATTGATGTTGCTGTTACTGGGAGCAATCCTTATACTCTTACTATTACTAATAATAATACTGATGAAGATTCTGTAGAGCTTGGATTAAATACAACTGGAGCAACTAGTACTGAAACTATTTCAACTGCCTCAGCTTCTGACTTTACTATAAATACTTACAATGATGCCAGACAACACCTCCCTCAATATGTTACTCTTCCCTCTACAAACACTAATGGTAGGTTGCTTAGTTTTTTAGTGTGGGGCGATAATGGTACAGCTGGTAGGTTTGATGGGAACTTTAAAGTATCGCATTCAGGAGTATATAACTATAACGCTAGATACTACATTCAAGGAGGCAACACAGCAACTTTTGAGTTTTATGTAAATGGTGTGTTAACAAATACTCACTCAATAACTACAAACACCACTTGGAAAAACGAAGATGGATCTTTAACCTTAAATGCTGGGGATACTGTTCGTATAAATGCGACCGGACCTTCTTCAGGCTGGTCAGCAATAGGAGTGGATTTTGGTGCTTCTAATTTTAATTCAAGAGTCTTAACTACTGTGTCTTTCAACGTAACTGATCCAATTGTTCTGGCTTATGGAGAGTCTTATGTTTTATCAACTCTCTTAACGTCAACTTCCTGGGTTGTTCAGGCAGGGACTTTTGACCCAGCAGCTGAGTCTACTATAAAAACAGCAGCCAATCCTCAAATATATGTAGGTACTTGGGATGGTACTTTTGTATATTCCTGGACACAAAATCCAGTATGGATAATTTATGATATTCTAACAAACAAAACTTATGGATTAGGCATTCCAGAGGATAACATTGATAAATATAAATTTTATCAAATAGCACAGTATTGTGATGCATGCGATTCGATTACTGGAAGATTTATAGGCGTAGACGGGCAGGCAGATGGATCTTTTAGGTATAAACCTCGCGGCCAATTTACTTCAGTACGAGAAACTCTAGTAGGAATACCCACTGCTACAGCAATTAAAGAGAGAAGATTTATTTGTGATATGATCATCTCTGATCAAAAACAAACTATGGATACCTTAAATAGTATTGCAGCTTCGTTTCGTGGAACTATAGTTCATTCGTTTGGAAAAATATCTCTAGCTGTTGATATGCCTGATCAACTACCTGTAATGGTATTTAATGAACCTAACATTAAATCAGGAAGTTTTCAAATTAGTGGTGGAAGAGAAAGTGATATTATCACAGGAGTAGAAGTAAGCTACATTGAACCTACTAATCATTATAAACGGGAAACTGTAAGGATAGACACTATTGATGCCAACGACGGAACTGATAGGAGCACTATTGATAATATTTTAAATCTTGATTTAGCTGGCGTATCAAGAAGAAGTCAGGCACTGAGGTTTGCACAGTACCAAATAGCAGCATCGAGGTATTTACGTAGAATTATTAACTTTACTACATCAACAGACGCACTTAATTTAGCTCCTGGAGATATTATTTCCGTTTCTCAAAATATGACAGGTATTAATTACGGCTTCGGTGGTAAGGTTATAGCAAACTCATCGACAGCTACTAATACCTCACAAGTTTATTTAGAACA